ATGTTCTGTAATATGCGATTTGGAGTTGAATTGATTAATTCTAATCCAGATTGGTTTCGGTATGACCTTGTATGGAATAAACAACGAGGTGTTGGTTTCCTAGCTGCAAACAAACAACCGCTTCGTTCTCACGAGATGATATTCGTATTCAGTAAGAAGGGAGCAAAGTATAATCGTGTAGATGAGAAAGGTGATTACTCTAAATGGAGTCACGGCAATTACAATAGTAATAAAAGCAATACCTACGGAGAATTCAAACCTCTTGTTAATAAAACAGGTGGAGATGGAATAAGATGTGTGAAGTCTATAATCAGTTTTGAAAGGAAACTAAAATCAGGTCAGCATCCAACTGAAAAGCCAGTAGAATTGTATAAGTGGTTGATTGAGAGGTATTCAAATGAAGGCGATACTGTGCTTGACCCTACCTTCGGTTCGTGTAATAGTGGTAAGGCTTCTGTTGAACTCAAGCGTAAGTATATCGGCATAGAAAAAGATAAGGGGTTCTTTGATAAAGCAAATTCGTAATTACTTCTTACGACTATAATCCAATAACTTATTCTCAACTTGATGTCTGGTAATATCAGCGTGATGAAATAAGCAAAGCAAATCGCATTTGGCTATTTCATTCTTATATGTCGTTTCACTACACTGTTTCAAAGTTGATACAGTATATTGTTTATTACAAGGCTCTCTGTGATTCCATTCAAAGTGATGAAAGTTGTCTCGTGTAACTTGAAGGTCACACATCAAGCATTTCTTCCGTTCAAGTTTAGAAAGTATATCTCGCTCTCTACCTTTCAAATGAAGATTGGTTGCAGTCTTAATGAAACAGGTCTTACATCTATTACGATTTGTTGATTGATAGAATAGATTTGGGTCTTGTTCTCCACATAAACTACAAGTTCGCATCTTTACATACAATACATATGGTAAAATAACATCCGTTTTACGATATGTAATAAAAAATATGTAAAAATTTTAAAATTTTTACTTGATTTTCCTTACATTCTTGATATTGATGCTAATAAATCCGTTTTCTATTGTTGAAGTCTTACTCTTCGTCGTGCAATAATAGTGGTAGTTGGGGTTTCCTCTTCCTCATCACTATCATCAATATCATATTCATTATCGTCAATATCACTATCATCATCACTGCGGTTTGGGTCATATGTCCAATATGTAACGAAGTTTCCTACTCTAGCCCACAGATCCAAATCTACATTATCAACATAGTTTCTAAATTCGTATATATCGGCAGTTGTAACTTTATCTGTTACTTCGTAATACACACATTCTAAATAATCATCATCATTATACATCGGTTGCGTTCTTAACCAATTTCGGTCAGTAATACGCTTGAATTGTTCTGTTAAGTATTGTTTTCGTTGATAATAATCTTTGGTAATAACAGTCATTTTTGTTTTTTAATATGCTTACCAAAACAGATTACAAAACCAGAATCCGTTTTCGGAATTCACGAAAACCATTTTTATGAGATTCCGAAAACGGATACTCCCCTCCTAACCAAAATAGGTAAGCATACTATAATGGATACAACTACTACCTTACCAAAGATTATTATCAACGAATCAGAACATATGGGTTCTTGTGGAAGAATGTCTAAAGCATACTTTCACTTTCCAATGTTTCTAATGGGTGCTTGTGGAGATGAAAATGCTGTAATATCTTATGGTCGTGCAAATCCAAAGATGAAAATACCAAAGAAGATGGATAAGGAATGGTTCGGCAAAGTAGCACTTCATATTAAGAAACATCCCTTCTATGATTGGGATTGGTCTTCCTTCCGTAAGAATATTCTATTACCAAACAAGGAACATATCCGTATTGCTTGTGAAATCAAAGATGAGGAAATTCTTGAACGACTAATGGAAGATGGTTATGTATTCCTTAACAACTATTACAACTTTCCTGATAAGGAATGGTTTGCCGATGGAGAGGATATTGGATTTCCTCCTAATCAAAAGTATTTCTTAACAGAGAAGAAGCTTGAGTATTAAATAGGTTTAACAAATCTATTTTTGTTTAATAATTGCAGCAGGTATGACCTCTATCCTATATTGCCTATTCCCAATAGGAACAGCTTTTATCTTCACTCGCAGGTCGGGGACTTTAACGGGTTGCATTCTTATATTTATTAACTTACTTTATTACAAATGAACTATATGGAAGAAGTAAAGGATGGATTTATTAAGGGTGGAGTTGCTACATCCTCTGCGAGACAATATCTCCGTAACCTCGTCTCCCTTAATGGAGGAAAGCCATTCACCAACCTCAACTTTCTCAAGAAGAAGACACAGGTGGATGCGGTCATATCCACCTACGCTCCCAATACGCAGAAGGGTCTGGTTACTACGATTGTCCGAAGCACAAAGGGACGGAAGGGGTTTGAGAGAATTCACTCTTACTATTACCAGAAGATGATGGATATGAACCACAAGCCGATTGATGCTGGTAAGACCGATAAGCAGAAGGAGAACTGGATTGAGTGGAATGATGTCTTGCAGAAACGAGATGCTCTTAAAAGTGGATTGAACGACTGGGACATTATGCTGAAATATCTCGTCCTCTCACTCTATACCGAAATACCTCCCCGTCGTAATAAGGATTATATGGATATGGTAGTTGTCTCCAAATATAAACCCGACCTACCTACAAACAAGAACTATGTGTGTGTGGATGATGGGAAGTTTGTATTCAACCAGTATAAGACTTCAAAGAAGTACGGACAGCAAGTTGAGGACATTCCAGTCAAGTTGCGAAAGATTATCAAACAGTATCTTACCAACTATCCAGGAGAACTTAAAGAAGGTTCTGCCCTCTTGGTTGATAGACACGGGTCTGTTCTTACGGCAGTCAATACTATTACTCGCATTCTTAACAGTGTATTTGGTAAGAGGGTTGGTGCGAGTATGTTGAGACATATCTACTTGACGAACAAGTATGGTAAGGAACTGAAGAGTATGGAACAAGACAGTGCAGCGATGGCTCACTCTATGGTCCAGCAAAGAGAATATATTAAGAACTAACTATAAATGAACCTGCAGACACAACTTAATCAATTAGGGATTAGTGTTATTACCTACTTGAATAGAGTGCGATTAGCGGCTTATCACTCTGGGTATGATCCATATAGGGTCTATGTGAGTGACGACGGAGTACATAAACTTTACTATCTTACTCCAGACAACCGTAAGATATATTTCGGTCGTGTCCCATACGATGACTTCCATATTTATAAGATACTAGAGGAAAGAGGACAGCGAGAACCAGAGACTGCATATATGAGAAGACACCTGTATTTGAGACGAGCAACTCGTATCAAAGGCAGTTGGAAGTTGAATAGGTATTCACCTAACAATTTAGCGATTCGTATTCTTTGGAATGAGTAATTACATCAAGCGTCGCAAGACAGACTTCTTGGCGTGTTTCTTACCTCCCGAGTGAGATGGGTAAGATCCGTCTCCACCTTCGCCTTCCCCAAGACCGACACTGGAGAGTGCAGATTGGTGATGAGCAGCAAGGTGAGGCTTAATCATAGCGGCAACAGGCTTGATGTGTTCCTTCACTGAATGAATGAAGGAAGGAGCTTTGGAGAGGAAGTGTCCCAATTTCTTGAAGACGCCAACACCTCCAGTAACTCGCTCAATCTGGCCTCGCACAACTGGTCCAGCGATAGGGGCAGAGATAATATCTGCTTCGTTGAGGATTCCCTTGACGACACGAGATGTTCCCTTGACGGATTCAAAGAAACCAGAGTTGATAGTCATCACATAGATGTTGATTGGGATTGCTTGTGTAGTATAATAGTTTGCAAGATTGAGAGTGATTTGGAGAGTGTAGTTTCCAACCAACGAAGGAGCTTGTCCAGTTTGGAGGGCATAATCCTGACCGGGCTTAATCAACAAAGGACCTCCAACAGTTTGAAGGACAGACTTGTTAATATTTGAAGCATTCAAAGATGCCGCTGCATTTGAAGCATTCACACCACCTCCATTCACACGACCAGACCAGACTGGATAGGTCATCTCCAAACCATTCTTAATAGAGATTTCATACAACTCTGGTTGAGTGTAGGTGCTCATCAATCCAGCGAAGTTGTCCCACTGAATGTTGCATCCAGTAATAGGGAAATACCAGTCGGCTTGACTTGAATCGGCATAGCTTTGTGGTTTAGCGTAGATGACTAACATATCTGGAATTTGAGGAAGGGTAATAGTTTGGGTTGAAATTTGAGCAGATACTGTATTAGCACCAATTGTAGTTTGAGTAATGTAACGAGGGAACTCTTGGAATGGAACAACGGACTTTGGTGGGAGAGGTAAGTCAAGAGAAGGAGTGAGGAAGGTCATATCCAAACGAGACCCTTGAAAAGCACCGCTTCCAGAGAACATAGTATTTGCATATGCAGAAGTCAAAGAGAATGCAACTCCAGTAGCATCAGTAGTTCTAGAAATCAACTGACGAACCAAACGGCAATCTTGTGGTTGTCGCATATTCATAACGAACTGAATATTTTGAATTCCAAAGAGACCAGTGTCTGCCTCACGAACATCGGAGAAGATAAATGGAGAGAGTACCAACTTTTCAGTAAAGTATGGAGCAACATTTACAGTTAAAGTCCAATCAGAACCAGCAGCAGGAGTAACTTGAATAGAACCATCTATCTGAAGAATTGCAGATGTTACATTTGAAGAAGCAACAATTACAGAACCACCAAGAGCAACAAATGATCCAGAAGAGGTCACATAAGGACTAATGTATCCAGCATTCTCTTTTCCACCATAAATGAAAGCACCATTAGGGAATTCATCACGGACAGAAGAACCAGTTGAGTATGGAAGAGCTCCTACATTTGTAATGCTCGCTCCCAAGAATGAACCATAGACCGAATCAGGCATCCATCCATCAGCCTTGCAATCAGCCAACACATCAAGTTTGGTTGGGGTGGTTCGTTGAACTCGGTCAGCAGAGAAATCTACAAGACGCA